TGTGTTAAAGGATTACTGGACTCCACGTGACGGCTCTTATTATGCGTCGGATGTTAGGGATAAGTTCCCCGATGATATTGAAGATGAGGCACTTGATACGCAAAAGTATGTACTTGCACAGAAGCAAGAATGCTACGATCAAGCCGTGCGCTACGGAAGTGTCGATACAGACTATGCCGTAGAATATCTCTTTGAGGTGATTGAGTCCTCTCCTACGACTTCGTCCAGACCTTCAGATTACATCGATGCACATCCGAGTGAGTATCAAGAACTGACCTACTATGGAAGCTATACGCTGCGCTACATCTTCTCGCAGTTCTTAGAAGGCAATCAAACTGGATTGCGTGGACACCTTATGAGAGCTGTACTTGATGATATCGCACCGGAGGCTCAGTTACGCCTCTACGCAGAAACTGGACAGGAATACTTCGATGAGTGGAAAGCAGGTGCCATCCGTGTTAGCGAGCAGCACGACATGGATTGGATCAAGGCAAACCAACCTGCCATCTGGCTTCTCCTCCAAATGATTGATGAATAGTAGACATTATGAAATCAACCTCATTTGGATAATAAAACCGCTGTATTTTTCATCCTCGCAAGGATGGAGAGTACAGCGGTTTTGTATTTTCTGAGCATCGGTGTCAAACTGCATTTTTACAGTTTGGGTACCATTTGCGAAGAAAATATGCGGGAGTCCAGAGGGGCGCAGCTCCTTGGCGCTGGGTTTCCAATAGGGGCGAGAAGCATCCCTGTTGGCACACGATTTTGCTTGCAAAGTCTAGTGTGTTATACCTTTGGCGACCGCTGACGCTGGAAAGGGGCTGTCCCACGCCAGACAGACACTTTTCGGCGGCAGCAGAACAGACGGATTTTGTGGGCTGAAAGGAACACAAAACGAAGGATTTAGCATGAGCAAAATCCGACTGTTCGGGTGTAGTTGGCATAGGAAATCTTGTAGCTGTGCGGAAAGATTTTCTGTGTCAACAGGGGCGCAAGAGGTATATAAAAACCCGCCGCAGCGATCAGCTCCCGTTAGTGAAACCACCACGGCAGCATTAAGTTCTACTATAAAAGTGGCATGCTATTTATTGTTCTTCCTTCTGGGAGAGAGCTTGCCTATGTCAAACCTCGGATCGGTGAAAACATCTTCGGTGGTGAATCTGTTACCTATGAAGGTGTGGGTGGAACAAAGAAATGGGAGCGTCTTGAAAGCTATGGACCAAAATTTGTAGAGAACATAGTTCAAGCAATCTCCCGTGATATTTTGATGTTTTCCATGAAGACACTCCGAACTTGTAGTATTGTGGCTCATGTCCATGATGAAGTCATTATTGAGTCAGATCCTCGAATGTCACTTGATAGGGTATGCCAACAAATGAGCATCGTGCCACCTTGGGCAAAAGGGCTGCTTCTTGACGCCGATGGCTATGAATGTGACTTTTACCAAAAAGATTTATAAAACCATCAGATTTCACCTCCTGCCGTGGCTACTAGGTAGGAGGTGTTTTTCTATGAACATATTTGAAGTAAAAGACGGTTGTCCTACCATCAAGGGCAAGACAGAACAGATGACAACAGAAGAGTTGCAGAAGGAATATGACTTTCATATAGCAGAGGGCATTGTCAAAATGCTTTATAAAGAAGGCAAAATCACAGCGGATGAATTACACAAAATATCAGCATTAAACCGAGAGAAATTCTCTCCCCGTTTAGCCGAGATTATGTCCTGAAACCCTTGCTATTAATAGCTTTTAGAGTGATGTATGTAATGGGCGAAAGCGAGGTGAGATGATGAAAAAGATAACAAAAATAGATGAACTGCCCCAAGGACAACTACCTAATACGAATCTTAGGGTTGCCGCCTATGCTAGAGTCTCAACCGATAGTGATGAACAACTTGAAAGCCTTAAGGCACAGCGTGAACACTATGAGCGCTATATTAAGTCTAATCCTGAATGGGAGTTTGCTGGTCTTTATTATGACGAAGGGATCTCCGGCACCAAGATGGAGAAACGGACTGAACTGCTCCGCCTGATACGAGATTGTAAGCAAGGTCGGATAGATTTTATTATCACCAAATCAATCAGCCGCTTTGCTCGTAATACAGTAGATTGCCTAGAGTTAGTAAGAAAGCTGATTGATATCGGTGTTTACATTTATTTTGAAAAAGAGAATCTAAATACGGGTGATATGGAAAGTGAGCTGATGCTTTCTATTCTTTCAGGATTTGCCGCAGAAGAGTCAGCATCTATTTCACAAAACTCAACATGGTCCATTCAAAAGAGATTTCAAAATGGCAGTTATGTTGGTACTCCACCCTACGGCTACACCAATATAGATGGTGAAATGGTAATCGTCCCAGAAGAAGCAGAAATCATCAAACGTATTTTTGCTGAGTGCCTTTCAGGAAAAGGTGGAGGTACTATAGCAAAAGGTTTGAACAAAGACAAAATCCCTGCAAGTCGAGGTAATCACTGGAGTGCAGGCACGGTGATAGACATGCTTCGAAATGAAAAATATATGGGTGATGTCCTACTACAAAAGACCTACACCGATAGCAACTACAATCGCCATCCAAATACAGGGGAAAAAGACCAGTACTATTACAAGGACAATCATGAACCTATTATAAGCAGAGAAGATTTTGCTAAGGTGCAAGATCTCATTGATGAAAGAGCCAAGATGAAGTGTAAGGGCATGAAAGAGAACATTTATCTTAATCGATATGCTTTAAGTGGCAAGATTGTCTGTGGAGAGTGTGGTCGCAATTTTAGGAGAAAGACAAACTACTCAGCTGGTAGGAGTTACATTGCTTGGAGTTGCATCGGTCATATCGAAGACAAAGAGAGCTGTTCCATGTTGTTTCTGCGAGATGGGGAAATTAAAGCCACATTTACAACCATGATGAATAAGCTTGCTTTCAGTAACAAGCTAATCCTAGAGCCACTTTTCAAATCAATTAGCCAAATCGATGAAGAAAGCGACCGTGAAAGAATGGATGCTATTGATAAGCGAATGGAGCAACTCATGGAAGAACGCAACACCCTTATTACACTGATGGCCAAAGGTTTCCTTGAGCCAGCTCTTTTTAATCAGGAACGAAATGTTTTAGATAGTGAGATGAAAAATCTTTCAACCGAAAAAACAAACCTTGTATCAAATTCCGCGAGTGGGGTTTTGCGAGCAAACGAGATAAAGGACCTCATTAATTATGTGTCAGCAGATAATTTTAATGGTGACTACACGGAAGAACTATTTGAAGAATTTGTAGTGAACATCATTGTAAATTCCAGGGATGAGCTGACATTCAATTTGAAATGCGGTCTTTCCCTGAAAGAAAAGGTGGTGAGATAAATGGCATATATTCCATATGGATACAAAATTCAAGATGGAGTGGTTACTGTCGATGAAAAGGCAGCAGGTCAAGTAAAGGTATTCTTTGAGAAATACATATCAGGACTATCCCTTACAGTGGCTGGCGAACAGGCAGGTATTGAAAAGACACATTCTGTGATGGGGCGCATTTTGAAAAACGTCAACTACCTTGGAAATGATACGTATCCAGCAATTATTGATAAAGAGATATTTGATAAAGCTGAAGAAGTTAGAGATAAACGTGCAAAGGATTTAGGACGAGTGGTAGAGCTTGCCGCTTTCACCTCTCCCCCTCCCAAAGAACGATTCAAAATGAAAAAGGCAGATAATAAGATGCCAGTTGATCCTTTTGAACGAGCAGAATACTTATATAGTCTGATAGAAAGCGAGGAATAAAGTGACAGAGAAAAATATAATGGTTATTCCTGCTCGTAAAAGAGTAGGAAGTACAGCCGCAAAAGAAAAGATAAAGAAACTTCGTGTTGCTGCCTATTGCCGTGTTTCTACAGAAACAGAAGAACAAAATTCTAGTTATGAGGTTCAGGTCGCACACTATACAGAGTTTATAAAGAAAAATAATGAATGGGAGTTTGCCGGCATCTTTGCAGATGATGGTATCTCCGGTACAAACACTAAAAAGCGTGACGAATTTAATCGTATGATTGCAGAGTGTATGGATGGTAACATCGACATGGTTATTACTAAATCCATCAGCCGATTTGCACGTAACACCCTAGACTGCCTTCAATATATTAGACAGCTCAAGGATAAGAACATATCCGTTTATTTTGAAAAAGAGAACATCAACACCATGGATGCCAAAGGTGAGGTTTTGCTGACTATTATGGCATCTTTGGCACAACAGGAAAGCCAGAGCCTTTCACAAAACGTTAAGCTTGGGCTACAGTACCGATACCAACAAGGAAAG